AGAAATGATTATAAAATCAGAGTTCTGGCACATTCTACAAAAGCACATTGCGTTAAGAAAAAAATGAGTGCTTGGTTAATTATCTTTACAGGCTTAATCTACGCTTATATCGGGATCGAGCAAGGATTTAAGGGAAATATGCCGATGGCAGTCGTATATAGCGGCTATGCGTTTAGTAATGTAGGGCTATATATATTAGCCACTAAATAGCTTTTTTGTACATAATGGTTACCATATGTACACTTAAGGAAACATTTTTGTTACCTTAAAGTTATATTAAAGTTATCTTTAATAACCCATAGGTTAAAGCTCCAGGGGATCAAAGCCCAAAGACTGGGATACGAGCAATGCTCGATGCTTGAAGGTCTTATCATGCTTTTGCCATGCAGCGGTTGATGTGTTCCACCGACTAGCGTGGATCATTTCGTGGGCCATCGTCCGGATCGCTGTTTCGAGGAAGCCACAACGAGCAGCCGATATCGTAATAACGTGTTCATATTTGTCCGCTCCGTCATCGTGGAGGTACGTTCCCATGGTATCTGGATCGTGATCCACGATAAATTTAATCGTTTCTGGTAACGGCATATCCCATTTGTCAAAAGGCTCACACACAACAAGCATGGTGTATATATTCTTGAGAATAGTAGATGTCAGCTGGATCATACTTTCATTAATTGGCCGCGAAAATAAATGAGACCCTCATCCTCGTTAATGACCTCTGCCAACTCTGGGGGCATGAGTTTGCCGTTGATAAAGGTCAATACTGCGTATCCAGCTCTCCAGTTGACCGGGTTGTTTTCTGTATACGCAAACTGACTGTCCTTAATACAGGCCATCGTTCCAGTATCTACCCCATATCGTGTGCCGGTGTAGTCTGTCCAAGGTGTTACCTTGAGGGAGTGTAGGTGGCCAGACACAAAGCTCGTGCCTGACTTCATCGTATTGTTGTAGACCGCATGAACTCCGTTGTGCCAGCGATGTTTAATCATGCAAGTCTGATTAACCATAATGCTCCAGTACCATTTCCAATGCGGGGTGTGGTCAGCAATATCAAAACCCTTGATGCCCTCGTACTGCGGGAGGACATTAGACAGCTTGCCTGAGAATCGTAAGTCATGGTTACCAATCGTAATCATTAACTTACAGCCAGCTGGCCTTACCTTTTCAATGTCTCCGAGCCTGTCTTGGATCTCATCTAACTCTTCTTTGACTGTGGGGCTTTTCTGCCAGCCAATGCGATGATGCGCTGAAATACTAGCAAAGTCTACAATATCTCCATTGAGGATCACAATCTTTGGTTTCAGATATTTTACAAATTGGACAAAGCCGCGGTGAGCTGTGGTCACATACTCTGGGTTGTAGTGGCAATCAGAGCCAACTAAGATGACACCATTGTCAATAGTGACGTTAGCTTGCATCTGCTCATCTGGAATGTAAATCTTGGGTTGGCCGGTGGGTGACAGAGCATCTAAAACAATATCATATTCTTGTTCTATTTTTCTGCGCCTTTTTAAAACATTGCGGGTACTAATTCCAATAACTTGGCTAAGTTTTTCGGGAGATTGATATTGTTTCCAAAGAGAAATAAATTCTTCGTCACTACACGCTTTTCGTACCATGACATACCTTATAATGATAAAGTTAGCTTATATTAACTGAAAAGTGTTAAAAATCAATGGCTAAAACAAAAGAGATGTCAAGCAAACAAATACCATCAACCGGTATTAGTTTAGATTTTTCCAAATCCCCAGAGGTTTATAAGTTTCTAACAAGCAATGCATTCGTGCGTGGAATGATGGGGCCAGTAGGATCTGGCAAGTCTTATGCTTGCGCCGCTGAGATATTCATCAGAGCCATTCAGCAAAAGCCCTCCCCTATCGATGGTGTCCGATATACCCGTTTTGTCATTGTACGCAATAGCTACCCCGAACTCAAGACAACCACCATCAAGACGTGGCAAGACCTTTTCCCAGAGAATACCTTTGGGCCAATGCTCTATACCCCACCGATTACCCACCACATCCGACTACCAGCAAGAGATGGAGCTGCGGGTCTTGATTGCGAGGTAATCTTCTTAGCGCTTGACCAGCCAAAAGACGTTAGAAAGCTATTGTCCTTAGAGTTGACTGGTGCATGGGTTAACGAGGCACGAGAGTTGCCCAAAGCTGTAATCGATGGCCTTACACACCGAGTAGGTAGATACCCTACCAAGCGAGATGGTGGTGCAAGTTGGCATGGCATTTGGATGGACACCAACCCAATGGACGATGACCATTGGTGGTTTAGGATGGCCGAGAAAGAAAAGATGACTGGGCCATATGCGTGGAAGTTTTTTAAGCAGCCAGGCGGTGTCATTGAGGTTAGCAAAGACGATTTGCCAGAAAACCCAGAGGCCAATGACTGCATCTTCTCAGCTGGCAAGTGGTGGCAGTTAAACAAGAAGGCTGAAAACGTAGCCAATCTGCCTCCGGGTTACTACCAACAAATGCTGTTGGGCAAGAACATTGATTGGATCCGATGCTATGCCGAAGGCAAATATACCTACGTCCAAGAGGGCAAGTCGGTTTGGCCAGAATATGACGATAACCTCATGAGTGGAGAGACAATTTTGGACAACTCTGTGCCGATCCAGATTGGTCTAGACTTTGGCTTGACACCAGCTGCGGTCATTGGCCAGAGATTGCCTAATGGTAGGTGGCAAGTGATTGACGAGATTGTGACCTTTGATATGGGATTAGAGCGCTTTGGCCATCAACTCGTAGCAGAAATCAACGCAAATTACCCAGGAATGCAAGTATTGGTGTGGGGTGATCCGGCTGGTATGGCTAGAGATGCAATTTATGAGGTAACGGCTTTTGACTTTTTGCGGACTCTTGGACTCAAGGCACAGCCAACCCCATCGAATGACTTCAAGGTTCGCAGAGAATCCGCTGCCGCGCCCATGCAACGTCTTATTAACGGCAAGCCGGGGCTAATCGTTGACAGTAAATGCAAGTTACTCCGCAAGTCTTTAGCGGGCGGTTACCATTTCAAGCGGGTGTCAGTCGGATCTGGGCAAGAACGATTTAGGGATAGCCCTAATAAAAATGAACACTCCCACGTTGGCGATGCTTTTGGATATCTCTTGTTGGGTGGCGGTGAATACAAGCGCATGACCCGCCCAGGCGATGTGTCATCAAAGACTTTTGTAGCCCAAACGGTAGCCAATAGCGACTTTGATATCTTTGCTAGATGAAAATAACCATACCCTATGAGGTAATGAATGAGCAGATGCACCCCAAGAGAGGGGTGTTTTATCTGCCATTCGTGATTGACCACTTTGACCAGCTAGATACTACTCAGCCTGAGTTGTTGGCTGTGGCTAGGGGATATGACCTTAGATCCATGATACATAGTCAATCTATGCTCGGCACAGCGGTTACTGCGTTCTATCGCAATAAACCGATAGCTATATTTGGGGTTGTCCTGTTTTGGGGTGGAGTTGGCGAGATGTGGAGCATCTTTGATAATCAAGCTAGAGAATACCCAGCATCCATGCTTAGGTGTGGCAGATCCTTTGTAGATATCGCAAACAGATATCTCGACTTGCATAGATTGCAAATAACTGTTAGAACTGATGATATTCGGGCAATACGTTATGCGAAAGCATTAAAGTTTGAAACCGAAGCAGTTCTAAGAATGTACGGCCCTGACAAGGTGGATTACTTACTAATGACGAGGTTTTAAATGGGTGGACTATTTGGTGGATCTCCAGATACCAGCGGCGCAGAACGAGCAGCTGCTGAAACTAAAGCAGAAAACGAGCGCATCCGCGCCCAAGCAGAAGAAGAAAAGCGTGAACTCGCAGAGCAAAACGCAGCTCGCGCTAAAGCACGACTACGCGGTGGCAGCCGTATGTTGCTATCCGATACACGTTTAACCCCAGAGACAGGCATTCAAACGCTTGGCTCTAATGAAATGAAAGGGTACTAATCATGGGTGGAGTATTTAGCGGTGGCGGTGGTGGTGGCAGTCCAAAAGCACCAGAGCCAAAACCAGAACCAGTGGTTCAAAAAGCAACTCAATCTCAAGAAGAGGCTGGCGCTCGTATGCGCGGTGCAAAACGCAGAGGCCGTCAACTCCTATCGGATGCACGTCTAAACCCAGAGATGGGTATGCAAGAAACTTTAGGTTCTAGTCAAAACTTATAAAGGATAATCATGCCAGATAAAGATAAGATGCAAGCCAAGGTAGCTAAAGTCATGCGCGAGTATTCAAAAGGAAAGCTCAAGTCAGGCTCTGGTCAAAAAGTTAAATCACCAGCTCAGGCAAAAGCAATTGCTATGTCTGAAGGCCGCAAAGCTGGAGGGTACTAATATGAAAGCTGGACTATATGCAAATATTCACGCAAAGCGTGAACGTATTGAGGCTGGATCTAAAGAAAAAATGCGTAAGCCCGGATCACCTGGCGCACCTACAGATGCTGCATTTATTAAAGCTGCTAAGACAGCAATGAAGCCTAAGAAGAAATAATGGCGATTATTGTTGAGCGAGAGTCGCTCACTACTAAATCTCGTCATGTGTCACCAAGCTATGTAGACAAAGATGGAGTTCAATATCTAACTAGTTCAGATAGACCATTTCCAACGCTTGATGTAAATCATTTAAGGCTGCATGAGGGCAGAGGATATTATGTTTATAAACAATATCCATATGCGGCTGGCTTGGGAGCTGGAGCAAGCATTAATATAGCGATTGCTTTTCCAGACGGGGTTTACCCTCACGCAGTATTTAATTATGGCGGCTCTGGTGAAACTGAGTTTTATGTCTATGAAGCACCAACCACAAGTGGCGGCACAGCATTAACAATCCATAGGCGCAACCGTAGTTTACTGACATCAAGTTCTGGCGCTGCGGTTTTAGCACCAACGGTTACAGCAACTGGTACAGAAATATTTGGAGAGTTTGTTCCGGCTGATAAACAGGGTGGCGGTGGACAATTAAGCACATTTGAATATGTTTTAAAGCCATTAACGACTTATCTTTTCAGATTAACAAATGTTAACGCTCAAGCTCACGCAGCTAACCTATTGTTGGATTGGTACGAATGACTCTTAAAAAACATCAGAACCCAAAGGGCGGTCTTAATGAGGCTGGCCGTAAATACTTTGAACGCAAAGAAGGTGGCAACCTACAAGCCCCAGTTAAGGGTGGAACCAACCCAAGAAGGGTATCTTTTGCTGCTCGTTTTGGTGGGATGGCTGGGCCATTGGTTGATGAAAAAGGCAGACCAACTCGCTTAAAGAAAGCATTGCAAGCGTGGGGATTTGGTAGCAAAGAGGCAGCTCGCAACTTTGCAAACAGACACAAGAAGGATTGATATGGCTGAAATGATGAGACTAAAACCCGAAGACATCCTCAAGCGCCACGATATTGCGCTGCGTAAGAAAGAGGATTTTAGAGACCTATACGATGAGGCATATGAGTTCGCTCTGCCACAGCGTAATCTCTATGACGGCTATTACGATGGTAGGGTTGGCGGCGCTAAGAAGATGAACCGCGTGTTTGATGCAACCGCTATTAATTCAACTCAACGCTTTGCTAATCGTTTGCAATCAGGAATTTTCCCGCCACAGCGGAAATGGTGCAGATTAGAGACTGGCCCAGATATTCCAGAAGACCGCAAGGCAGAGGCATCGGCAGCGCTTGATATTTATGCAGACAAGATGTTTGCAACCCTCAAGCAGTCTAACTTTGACATTGCGATGGGCGAGTTCTTACTTGACCT